ATGAGATTGATAATTTCAAACCTAACAAAGCAAGTTCAGACAGATTAAAGATGGTTGAAGGTTGTGAGTCACTTAACGATAAAGAAACAGAACTTCTTGTTTCTGACTTTAGAGATAAGATGAAAGAAAGAGAGTCTAAGTGGATAGACATCCAAGCACAGTTTAGATCGTATGTTTGTAATGGATGGGTTAAACCGAAAAAACTAAAAAAGGGAACTGTCGATAGTAAGAGTAGTGTCAATAAACAATTACTTGCCATGAAGATAAAACAAGAAAAACAAAGGGCATTAGAATGACTGTAGTTAAAATAATGACTGAAGATGTTGCTGAAGAGTGTGCTGCTCAAATAGTAAATGAGGCCATTGCTTATAACAAGATTGGTATTCAACTTAAAAACATCTGGATAGGCAAAATCCTTGACCATTGGATATTGCAAGAAAACAGGCAAGAGTCATTACCCGAATCAGAGAGAGTCTATTACAACCTATTTCAACATGGCAAAGTCATGGATGAGGTTCGTAACCTTAATATAGACAATGGCATAGGATCACTACTAGATTTATTAACCAAAGTAGATAACTCGCCAGTTAAAAAAATCATAACCGAGAAAAAAGAAGAGGAAGTAAAGATAACTGGCCTTGCTCTTAGAGCTGAGTGGGAAAAAGAATTTGGCTTTATGACTGATAGACAAAAAATAGACAAGTGTTCAGCCTGGTTGTCTTGTGGATGCCCTAAGAGAGCAATCCCTTCCTTTGTTTTTAATCATGTCAAAACTCTTGATGAAGAACTCAAGACGAAAATGCGAAATGCCTACAAGATAGGACAAGAGAAAGTAAGTCATTGGTCACAAAGTCTAGTAAGGAATTATTCTGAATAGATACATAAAAATAAATGATAGATTTTCAATGTCTGTTGATAACTACAACCATACTCTAAGAGATAACAATAGGGAATATAGTCGTAGAAATTCTTATTTCTCCAATATAGAAGGTATAGCCAACTGTATAGCAGAAAGACTGAATGAAGATACTCTACAAAATGGCGAGGTTGATCCAAGCAAATATCTATCTAATTTAATTGTACACCACTCACCAGTTGAAGAACTTATTGAGGAACTTGGAAAAAAACTTAAAGTCAAACTTGAAAAATTAATACAGGATTTAGAATGAAAAAAGTCGGTGTAGTAATACCCGATCAGCACTTCCCGTTACACGATAAGAAGGCTTGTTCGGTGGTACTTCAGGCGATAGAACACATTAAACCAGAAGTGTTTATTAATCTAGGTGATGTTGGGGAATTTGAATCGGTTTCGGCTTGGAAATACAAGCGAAGAAAAAGGCCACCTCTGGAGTATATGCTGCCACTTATTGATAAAGAGATTAAAGAGGTCAATAGGGAACTAGACAAGATTGATAAGGTTCTTGATAAGGTTGGCTGTAAAGAAAGACACATTCTAGCTGGAAATCATGATGAATGGCTTGATGCTTGGGTAGAAGAGAATCCTTATCTACCTGAGTATAAATTCAGAAATGCTTGTAAATGGGATAAGAGGGGTTACAAGTATAAATGCTATAACGAAGTCTTAACAATCGGTAAGGCTAACTTTATTCATGGTGCTTATTGTGGAGTCAACCATGCTAAGAAACATTTAGATGCGTATGGTGTAAATATCATTTATGGGCACACTCATGACATCCAAAGGTATTCAAATTCACGCTTACAAGATGGAAACATCTCTAGTTTTAGTTTAGGTTGTCTAAAGGATCGCTCTGCTGAAAAGAACAGATGGTTAAGAGGGCGGTTGCATAACTGGAATCATGCTTTCGGCATTATTACCTGGTTTCAAGATAATTCATTCCAATTAGAAGTGATAGACATTATCAAGGGTAAGGCTAATGTCTGGGGGGAGTTTATAACAGCATGAGTGATAATAAAAAGTATGAACTACAATTAGTGAGGTTAAGTGATGATTTTAAGCCTTTACATAAAAATAATAAACGACATGAAGTTATAAGTCTGGCTACTGTTTGGAAATATAAGGGTAGATATGGGCATGATAGAAGTCCAATGAATGATACAGGATGGTCAGAGGTAGAGTTTCATCACGAGGGATGGACTCAATTTGGCAGGTCTGAGTGGCTTGATTTTGCAAGGGTAAGGAAAAAGAAATTAGACGCAATGGAACTCTTACTACAGGACTATTTAAATAATTTCATAATTGATAAGGATGAATTTTGTGATGAGCATACATAATAGCGATGCGTATGAGTATGGAGAAGTGTCCGACTGTTGTGGTGCTAGTGTTATTTGGCACGATATATGTGAGTCTTGTAAAGAACATTGCACACCAGTATCAGAAGAAGAACTTGACGAGGAAGATGAGTGAGTAAGATGACTGAATTTGCAAGAGGTAGGCAATGTGAGATGAGGCTTGATGGCTGCTTACCTGGAACTGACACCACAGTATTCGCCCACCTTAATAAAGATTCAGGTATGGGTCAAAAGAATAAGGTAGGTGGTTTTGATTGGGGATGTCCTATGTGTTTTAATTGCCACAACATTATTGATGGCAGAGTACCACATGATTATGAAAAGGAGTGGTTAGAACTCTTACATTTAAGAGGCACTATTAGGTTCCAACAGAAACTAGCCAAAGAAGAAAGAATGTTTGTCATTACAAGGAAACAATGAAAGTTAGTTTGATGCGTAAGTTGTGGAGAAGGGTGGATACACCTATTTATAAAACTTTAAATAAAGGAGAGAAGAAAATGGAAAATCTTATAAATTTTATTAAGAGCAACAAAAGTGTTTCAATCTTTGTAGGTATTGTTATTGTTTTGTCACTAGCCAGTTGGGGAGGTTTAATTGGCTGATAATGTAAATTCACCCGACCATTACACTCAAGGGGATATAGAAGTAATAGACTATATCCTCGACCAGAAGTTTAACTATCTGGAAGGTAATGTAATTAAGTATGTTTCACGCTACCGCAACAAGGGTGGGATTGAGGATTTACGAAAGGCCAAATGGTATCTTGAAAAGTTAATTGATGAGAACCTTAAACATTGCGACAATAAATTAAAACATTTGTGAGGCGTAAAAAACCTCACCCAATAGTGAACAAACTATTATGGTCAGTTCGTCATTCTAGGATGTGGATGCCTAAGAAGGTTCTTAATAAAAAGAAAGAGGCGAAGAAGAGGGGATATGAGTCATAGAGTCATATATAGAGAGAAACCTAAAGAAGATGTCTTTAAGAGTCTTGTTCAGGAATTTTATAGGGAGAATCCAGATTGTGATGTTGCGACTGTGTCACTATCACCAGATAAACCTAAACGATCTGATTCACAGAATAGGCTTTATTGGTACTGGATAGAGATAATAGCCAAAGAGATAGGTTACTCAAAACAAGAAATGCACTTGTCATTGGCTAATAAGTTTCTTGATAAGATAGAATTTACGACTACTGAGGGCGAGTTTATCTCCCAGATACCCTCAACTAGAGATTTGAATATTATGCAATTTATCGACTACCTTTTAGCGATAGAGGATTTAAGTGGTGAATATGGAATAAGCCTACCGCATAACTCAGATTTTCACTTGGCAATATATGGGAAATAAAAAAAATGGATAATAATATAAACTTAGGTATAGAGTCTGCTATACTACCTGATATGGCAAAAGCAGAACGAGATCATCAAATTAATATTAGGGTTAGTGAAGAGGACTTACAATTCATTGATGCGAAGGCTCGCAAGTATGGAATGAAGAGAAGTGCTATGATGAAGTATTTCGCTTTAAATGCTGAACTCTCTTTAACGATGCAAGAGGAAATTCAAAGGTTGAGAAAACCTCAGATTTAGAGGGGATTTTGACCTACTTTTTAGGCTACCCCTACCCTTGGTATTCCTCGATAATAATAATGGCCGTAGTGTGCCTTGAGTATGCTCAAAACACGCTATAATAACCCCTCATACCTCATAGATTCTTCGATTCTTCTATCCATGTGAGGAGTGCCAGGTTTTTCGTAAACATCTGAGAATATTCTAGTCTTGTCTTGTGTAGACAAATCACCACTAAAAGCATCTCTTAACAAACCTTTAGCTCTCCATCCCAAATCATAAGGTGAGTCTTTAGCATATACATTGGAATTGACAAATAATGCTTGGTTGTAGCCTGAATCTGGAAAGCCGATTGCCTTTAACCATTTCCTGTAGGCTGCTAAGTGGTTCCCTGAGAATTGGAACAATCCGTGCCCATCTCCACCTACTTGTTGCTGGAAGGGGTCAAAGGTTCCACCTGTTTCAACAGAGATATTACCCATTAGGGCAGGTATATCATCAGCCTGAAAATTAGCTGCCAGAAGATCATCTGCTATTAGTTGTTCTTGTTCGGTTAATAATCCCATTAAAGGCTAATTCTTTTAACTTGTTTAATCTCAG